TCAGAAAACGTTTGGCCGATTTTTCCATTCCGCCCAAGTTACATCTGAATTTTCCGGGAGTTGTCGCAATACGCGCTTTTCACCTTTAGCCTTCAGGTTGGCGTCCTCCGTCCACGCCGAATTTCCGAACTTGTTGACTGCTTCGTACAATATTGTCTTCTGCGAATCGGTAATATTCAGGTCATCCATGACCGATCTAAATATCAAATCAGCTTCTTTTTTGGGTCGGTCCTGCTGCCAGTATAAATAGTCATGTATCGCTGCTGCATATGCATAGTTTCCATCCGGTCTAAAGATGGACCAGAACACCCTTGGAACTGATGCAAAATCCGTAACGAAGCCTCGCGGAGCAGTGACAGGGGCAAAACGTGCCGGTTCCGAATTTGAACTCCAGTGAATAGGTGCGATTAGCACATATACAGGATCCAAGAATCGCCGCACGTCAAGGGGTCCTTTAATACTTTTGTCAACAGTTGCTTCGTCTTGCCACTGCAATATCCATCTGTCAATTTTTTCTGCAGAAGCTTTATTGTCGAACGCTTCGGGATTCTGGCTCGATTGTGCACGCGCAAAAACGGTGTTGCCGAGACTAACAACAACTACTGCGGAAGACAGTTTGCGAATAGCAACTTGACCGAACGCCCGGCGATCCATTGTGCACCTCTTCTTCGCGCGTAGGCACCGCGGGTGAGTAAGCCGATCAAATGGAATCGGAAGCGATTGTGGCGATCGCTTTGGCTTAAAGCTAATAGTCCGAAAACCAGATCGCAGCTTGATTGGGTATGCTGATAAAGATAGAAAACTTCGATTGATTCTGAGAAGTTGTAACACAGAAGTTATGTGCGCTGGCGCACATAACGCTGGGATAGAGAGTATCTGGTCAAGCGGAATTGGATCTGGAACTGAACGTACGCAAATTAGGCGCTTATGGCCGACGGCGGTATCTGACGGTTGCGAACAGAATTTCGTAAGAAAACTGTGAACACGTCTTGCCTCGCACAATCAAAACGAGGAAATTCTTCACCCTTCTAGCCCTTCGCATTCGTTCTCGCTATGAGCTTTAAACTCCGTTGCAGGAGCATTGCCGCCCTCGGCGCGCGCGGTACACGTCGTGGAACTGCGTCGTTTCAGCAAATTGGCCTCGGGGCAAACACGACTGGCCGTTGTTCCGAGATGCCGCTTCTGACGTCACTCCGAATACTATGTCCAGAGTGGGTCGGAGCACGCACTGCCGACTGGCCGCTCTTGGAGGCGGAATTCCCATGGCCGCATTCCGGTGATGAACTTCAAGAGCAGTCGGCCGTAACCGATCCACTAGTCAAACTATTTCTTCCAAACCGGTCAAGCAATCAAATCAAGAATTTCCAAACTGGGTTGCCACTAAGCGGCCGTTCGCGACCTCATTCGACCGGCCGCAAGCGGTCGGTCGACAGATAGATCGTCAACAATCGGATGAGCGCCTAACCGCCACCGCTGTAGGCACACAGCGACACGCTCTTCGTTCGTGACTCGCGGGTGACGTTCTTGCTCAAGGCTGTTTGAAAAAGGAGCCCAACACGTTCGCCAGTGGCAGCAAGAACTCCGGCTCTGTCTTAACAAGCCACTTGGTGATTGCCACGGAGTGAGTTGTTTTTCGATACTCTTCCGGATGACCGGCTACTTCATTAGTGAGACCGCTGAATAACGCCTTCAGCAATCTCCCCGCATGTACGCGTGTGACCCATTCGCTATTGACGAGCAGGTCTTCTTGTCCGTCAAGTTCGATGGGTGGTGATATATAGATTCTCTCGTTCCCATGCTTCCTCAGCCAAGATGCTACCGACGTTGGATCGATGGCTGTGCCGCAACTTTCAGATAGAACCGCCGCAATAGCATCCGCGTGCAGAATGTAGTTCTCAAAGCAAAGCCGCGGCAGAAATTGCACGCTGTTGCCGGACTCCTTGGAGAGAGACACCATATCGGCTTCTGTTCGATCTTCGCTGTCGAAGACGAAGCCAATGGCTGGCGGCAACAAAGCGCCAGCATTGCTCAAGTGACGGTATGTGTCGAAAACCATCTTCGGGCGTATCTTTTTTGGGGATTCGAAATCTCCTGTCGCATTGACCTTAAGCATGGTGACACCGATTACGTCGAAGCCTCCTACCTTCCGGGCAATATCGGGAAAAGTAAGCTCCTCGGTTTCTCCTTCTACCCACAGAATGCTATCCGCTCCGTAGAGATCTGACAGGCGTGCGCCGATGCTCGCCAGGCCAACCTTAACGTGTTCAAAGTTGTCCGGGTCGAGTGCGTCAATCGTCGATATGCCATCGACATTTCGCACAACCATGACTGCCTTCGGCGCTGCTGCCCTTATCACTTCAGGCGAGTGCGTCGTGATAACGTACTGGTGTTTCGTTGGCAAAGTGTTCAAGATTTGCAAGAGTGCGCGAACAGCCTTCGGATGAAGAAAGCTATTTGGCTCATCAATTGCAATCGTGATTGGCGTTGAGTGGAACATTGCCACATAAAGAATCGAAAGCACCTGACCGATTCCGGTCCCGGCCTGGGATAGAGGGATAGAAAGATCGGGTCGGCGATTCTCCGCGGGAGTCAAGAGCGTTCGAATTTCCAATTCAGATGTGCCCCGTGGAACAATCTGAACTCTATGTACGGATGGGAATACGCGACGAACAAGTTGCACGTACTCGTCGAACAAATGAGAATTAGCAGATTGAAGGGAATTTAAGCATTCGGCGAGATTGGCTGCGTTGGGCGCTAGTTGTGTGTTTTCGCCGAATGCTGAACGAGCTACGTTCATACGCTCTGCCCTGAATCTATAGATTCTCTTCAGCGCATTTTTTATCTGCGGCTCCCATACGCCACCCTCGCCGTTATTGACACTTCTCTTAGTGATATTGCCAGCGTATAAGCCTTTCGTCTCCTCACAGGTATAGTGCAAGACCTGGGAATTCACGTCCATAGGAGTCGAAAATTCCTGATTGTCCACAAAGAACGAGAATGTGCGCCACCTCCCAATCTCGGTAATGGTGGACGTGACACCTAGGCGTAATTCAGAGATGCCTTTCAAATAATCCACGAAATCCGGGACCATCGTGAAATGCTCAGGAATTGGAAAATATAAAATCTTGCCAAGATATCGAAAGAGCTCCTCTTTAGTTAGCACGAACTGAAAACTGATGCGGACAACCCCATTGACTATGCTGTCTTCAAATGGCTTAGTCGATGCGGAAAGATGGGGGTTGTACATGACGTGATCCAGAGAAAACGCCTCCAAAATCGCGCTCTTTCCTGCATTGTTTTCGCCGAGGATAAGATTCATCCCCGGCGAAAATGTGGGTTCGGTTTTGGTAGCAAAGCTTCTGAAGTTATCGATTGTGACGCCGCTAATGAACATGATATTTGGGTGAGTGCCCCAACGGGCGACCTCTCAATATAACCTACTCGGTGGACGGCTCCCGCTCAACGGAATTGTCATCTTTAGCGCGGGGCAACGCCCGCAGCCCGTTGCGACGAAGCCAACAAACGATTCATCCGAGCGGTCGGAGTTTAGCCCTCCGCCTCCAATCTACGATGAGTCTGCGTTCGATTGGCCCCAGTGACCGGCTTGGGACAACTGTTGAAGAGTTAGGAACTTGCGCATCACATCGGAAAGTGCAAGGTTAGCGAACCATAACCCGGATAGCTCGGACTTACGTGAACCACAGGTCCGGACTTGAACTCGCCTCAAAGGCGTGTCGCAGCGGCCTCAACAGTGCGGCTTTAGACGAATTTCGACAAGAAGCGCGGTTGGGCTTCGAATAGCTCTAGAAGGTCACCTGGCGGTGGGTCGTTGCAGCCGTCACCGACGCTGAGCTTGCCAGCGAGCAAGCCAAGTCTCAGACGCGGCGAGGCTTCCGAAACAAACTCTTCGCCGTGTGCCAATGAAAATTTCACAAGCTCGCGATGCCCGTCTGGATATTCTTTTAGGCAGAGCCCAGCCGGCGTGCCTGGCTCACGATAGTAGATCGGATTCCCGGCCGCGAGCTGGTCGCAAGCGGCATTACCATAGAGCGTTTTCATCGCAAAAAGCGCCACCAAACAGGGCATTAAGTCCTACAGCAGCGGCTTTGCAGCTAGCCGCTAACCTTCGTGATCTGTAACACTAGCACGATATCTGACTTCGAACTGCTCCGGGAATGCCCATCCATGAACGAGGGCAACCAGGAGATTCCGCTGCGAAGATCTGAATCCTTCGACTGCGTGAGGCCCCCAGTTACTACGATCTCCCCATCGAGAAGTTGCATCGACGTTTCAAATTTCCGGGTGTTCTTGGTCGGAGAGTTGTTGACTCCAGTGCTTGTTTTCTGGAAGTCGGAGATCTCTACCGTCACATCTGCGTCCGTCACGTCACCCTTGACGATCGGTTGTACATCAAAGATCACACCCGCATCCTCATAGGAAACGGATTGAACTGGGGTACCGCTCGCGCCGCTATACGATACCGACCCGACAATCGGCACCGACTGACCGACGTTCAAGCGTCCGTGTTTTCCAGACTCCACACGAATATTCGGGGACGTGACGACGCGAAACCGAGAATCAGAATCGAGCGCCGCAATAGCGGCATCGAGGAAGCCGGTATGCAATCGCAATGCGTTCACGTTTTCATCCACCGTTCCGACTCCCAGCGACACGCCCAACCGGCCGCCCAGAATACTCGCTGCGAGCTGGAAGCCGCTCGTCTTATCGCTGCCGGTCGAAACCTCGTAGACCCACGCTCGAACCGCGACTTCGCCTTGTTTTACATCGACCTGTGGCAGAACCCTCTTTAGCATCGCAATCTCATTCTGCGTGCCGAGAAAAACCATGGAATCAGACGACTGATCCACCATCGCAGCGGCCGAATTCATCGGCGCGTCCCCCGTAACCTTCGATCCGGCAGGAGCCGGAATTGCACGATTCGTCGTGAACTGGCCTGAGAACAACGGCTGCACTAAACGCGCCAAATAATCCGCGCTGCGATACTTCGGCATGTACACGAACAGATCACGGTCGGGTGGCGGATCGTCTTCTTCCTTTTTCGCCTTCCGCTTGAAAACGTAATCCACACCGCTTTTCGTAGAAACGCCGAAGCCGAGCGCATCAAGAAAGTCTTCTAACCCCTTGCGAATATCACCTCTCGTGCAGTCGAAGCGGAACGACACGCTGCGTTTGTCCTCTAGAACCTCAGGCAAGATGACATACGGCGTTTGAAGCATCTCCGAATAGATTAGGTCCACAACCTGGGCTACATTCACAAACCGCAAGTCCACTTTTTTTGCATTCCCAATCCGAAGCGGCGATATAGCAGCCACCTGAGCGCCTGGCGACAACGGTAGTGGTCCCGCAGCCAACACCTGGGGTAGTGGTGGCAGGGCTGCGACCGTAGGTACTGTTGGTGCATTTTCGGCGGATGTTGCATTCAGTGAAACAACCAACAAAGCCGCACAGAGCATTTTCATTTTGCACTCCCAACCACACTCGTCACATTCGTCTCGTGCCCCGAGAATGTAGTTACGCGCTCACCGTCGATTGTCCCGACTTGGGCTGCGCCGTAGTTCTGGAACGCAGACGGGCTCTCAACGCGCAGATGCCCTAATGAATCGGAGACTATTACCCATGAAGAGCCTTCGGAAGAGTAGCCTCCCACGATTCGCCAGCGATCCGAATACCCCTTCGCCGCACTCGAAATGTTGCTAACCCGCTTACTATCGTTCTCGGTTGGTGAAGTATGGGAGCTTTTGGAAGAGGCGGCGGTCACCTCCGTCGTGGAGACATCAAGCTTGGAATGCGGATGGAAGAAGGTCCAGAGGAACTTGAACGCTAGACCAAAGCTGACGAGCAAACCGGCTGCGATCACCCACAATCGTTTGTTGGCAAGAATGTTCTGCCGCTTATCGATTTGTGCTTCCTTCCCTTGTTCCCCGGCATAGCTGCGATAGAGCGGGAAAATCTCCGCCTTATACTTGCGGACAAACGTGCCGGTGCGCGTTTTGCTGTTCTGCTTCGCAGTCTCGTACATCTCGACGCGATAGCCCTTCGACAAACCCAGAGACTTTAGCTTGACCATCACGAAGGAAAGTTCGATAACGTCCTTAATGTCACGATGAAGTCCACTGATGGCCTGGATCATCAGCGCCACGTCGCACGCGATGCCTGTTTCTTTATGAACGAAATGCCGATGCATACGGAAAAAAGCCATATGCTCGGGCGGAATTTTCGCACCGGCTTTCCAAAGCTTCCACGCTTCGTCAACTACGACGAAGTCACCCGCCTGAACGAAGCCCGGTTGAACTACGGCTCCGGCCTCGGTTTCTTCCTCCGTTGGAAAGAAGCCGGGTTTCAGATACGCCTCAGTCGGCACCATGACCACGGCCCCGAGCTTTCCGCGCTCCAGTTTCCGCTTCTTGGAAAGATGATCATGAATAGCTGACTCGTTGATGCCGTCGATATTAGTGATTACACGGCGACCAGCGGCGACCGCATCTAGCAACGGACCTGACACCACCTCATAAGACTTGCCCGATCCCATCACGCCGCAGTAAGCATTGATTGCCATCACATCACCCGATAAACGGCAACCGCCGGATAATGAAACGTGCCACGAAGGCCGAAACGATCATCGGTGCGCCAACACTGAACGCGAAGAGATCGAGGAAGTACCACGTGCCTTCTGCGATCGATCCCAACACCGCCAACGATGACGCGGACGGCAGGAGCTGCTTCGACTGCAAGAAGCTAATCGTCTCCGAGACGAAGAAGTAAAGCGCGAAATACAGCACGAACTTGACAATCACCGATCGCAGCACGTATCCGAGAATCGCGTTAAACGCTGAAATCAAGATCCCATACATAGTGTCTCCTTATGCGCCGAGCACAATGAACAACGCCGCCAGCGCGAACGCCGCAGTCATCACAGTTGCTATTTCCGCGCGGTACTTTTCCGCTAGCTCGCAGTGAGTCGTGAGCGTGTACGAATGGCCAAACGCCTCGAAAGACGGCTGAGGACAGGCCCCCGCATGAGCAGGCACCGTCCACGCTTTCAAATCGGGAAACAGATTGAAAATCGGCCCAAGAATCATGTCGATGGTCGGCGTGTTCTCAAGCGTCGGAGCCGGTGTCCCCGGATCACCCCTAACGTCCACGTCCATCACGCAGGCATGAGGAACAGCACATGGATTAGTGCCGGGATCAGTCGCCGGGTCTGTGCTCGGGTTCGTGCCCGGATTGGTGCTCGGATCGGTAGAGGGGCTCGTTGAAGGCGTCACCGTTGGGCTAATTGGCACCGTCTGCGTCGCAGGATCGGACGCAGGCCGGAACAAGTCATCGAGCGTCGGCGCGGCGCTCGGATTGGCTTGAACCCATGGCTGTACGTCAGCGGTAGTGACAGGCGACGACACGGTGTAAGGCAGCCCCTCATAACCGGGCTGCATCGAAGCACGCTGCCACGTCATGTTGACCATCTGCGCGAGCGTCATTGGATCGAGCTGCGCCTTCTTCGCCGCATCCGTCAGCTGCGGATAAATCTGCGACAAGTCATGGCCAGAGATCGGCTTCACGCCCGGACCCGGCAGCCACCACGTCGCAGGCTGAGAGTACGTATTCAGCACGGGATTGCCGCTCTGATCGTGTTCCTTGTAAAGTCGGTCCTCATACAGCGTCACCGCCGTTCCATCAGCATTCGGCTTCCAATAGACCGTCGTGTTCAGAGCGTCATACGTTCCATTGTCATACCCGCTCCGACCCAACACTCCACCAGCCGAGTTGTATTGCTGCTCATAGGCGTCATACGCCTGCACGTCGGCCAACGACCGAACCACCAAGACCGTCGAGCCATAGTCACGCACAAAGTTGAGCTGGCCCGAAGGCATCGCCGGATACTGAGAGCACAACGCCCCGGCCATGCAGGAGGCCGTGTGGTATTGCACCGCCCCCTGAAACTGCATGCCATGCGACACCGGGTCTTGCATGTTTGACGGCGCAGGCTGGAGCGGCGCAGGCGCACCGCCCGGATATGAGTCCATCAACGACTTTGGCTCAGGTTGCGTGACCAACACAGACTTGCCGTCCTGCGACCGAGCCACTGTCACGGTGCCCGTTGCGACTTGCTGACCGCTCGAATCCGTCGCCAGATGCAACGCAATCGCAGAACCAGCGACCAACACACCAAGCCCCGCCGCGATCGTCAGCCAGACCGGCGCACCAAGGAATCCCAAACCTAGGGCCGCACCTGTCGATGCCACATTCAGGGTTGCAGTTGTATCGCCCATTGCCGTCATCGTCGCAGCGATCCGAGGATCGTTAGCCGCAAAGCCTCGGGCGATCGCCACCCGCGACACGATTGCCGCCTCTGCTCGATTGATGACGAAGTTTTCAACTGGTGCCAGCAGCGCCTGAGCATGTGCCTGTTGCGACCCAACCATGCAAGCCAGCGCAAAAAAGACGAAGAAGCGCCGTAGCATTACCACGCCCCCTTAAAGCCTTGAATTACCGCCCACGCACACACCAGCCCAAAGGCGAACATCAAGAGATACCAAGCTGAGTTCACGTCCATTGCATACCTCGTAAACGTAAGACGGGGGCCTCAGCCCCCGCAATATGGCAACGACTACGGCAGCGACTACACGCCCTTAACTTGACGGATAATGACCTTCACTCCGGCGACGGCCAGGACAACACCGATGACCATTGCGCCGGTCGCCATGACTGCCGTAGATACGCCGTCCATCGCAATCGCGCTCGT